TCTCCGGATCATTTCCAGGTATTCTTTGTCGGATGCAGACGGATTGTCTGCTGCGTATATACTCTCGGCCTGGTTCATCACTTCGTCTCCGACGATGTTTTTTACGTCCGTCTGGGCGCACTGGACTTCCGTGGCCACCGCGCTGAATGGCGTTGCTGCCTGGAATGTGCCGGATATTTCGTACAGCTCGACAGAGCCGTTGTTGTTCTTATTGAAAAGCATGGCTATTGGTTTTTAAGTCTGTCACCTGACGATATCGACTCTTCCGTCTTGACGCTCTGATGGTAGAATCCAAGCTGTAGATTCTTGCCGGGGAAATTAATGCTTATTGCCTCGTTGATGGAAGCGGTCAGCAGCATGGTCGGGATGGCTGTATCGGAATTCAAGTATAGCTTGAACGCATAAAGCATTTCTGATCCGGAAGCAAGCTTGCCGTTCACCATGATATTGGAAAGGGACGGGTGCAGCCCCATTCCGGAAGTGATTGCAGATACAGAGGCTTCTGCAATCTTCAGCTGCGAATCCACAAAGTCCTTAATCTTCTGGTCCACAGCCTCGATTTTCCAGGGATGGACATTGCCCATGTCATCCGTGCAGTCAATGGAGTGGAACATTTTTCCGGCGTTCTCCTTGCCGGTAAGGACTTTGGTCATGGAGTCCAGCAGCTCCTTTGTGATTTTTCCGATTTCCTTCTCAATATCGGCGTCGGACCAGTCCGGGTTGGCATTTCTAAGCACATCCCTTCTGTAGTCCCAATACGCCTGGGAGCTGTGGACATGATAAGCCAGGTTGATGCCGTTGTCGGTAACGTATTTGAATATTGTCGGAATTTCCGAGCCGCGTATAATCCAACGGATGGCGCCCCAGAACTGAGGGACCGAATAGAAACTTCTGCCAAATGAATCCAGGTGGTGGTATGATGCAGCCACCGGATACTTGCCGGGATTCTTTGCATCGAAGACCGGATATACCTGCACACCAGTGGCAACGCATTGGTGTTCAAAGTCTCCGACGATTATATTTTTACATGCTTCAATCCTGCGGGAATCATCTTCCGGCCACTCCAGGCGCGCCATGTTTACCGGCAGGCGCTCAAGGTGGCTGATTTTCTTTGTCCTGGACAACCTGGATCCGCGCGTAAGATATTTAGCATCAAAGTATCCACCCGTATGAAGGTAGTCTTCCATGATTCCAAGCAGGTATTGCCGATACCCCCAGCTTTCAAGCCAGGCCTGCACTTCCTCGTCTTGCACCCATTCCTGGACAATTTGGCCATTCTCGTAAAGCGTACGGAAAAGCTGTGGGCCCTGTCCCCAAAGCAAGCCTTTTTGCCGGGCTATGATTCCGGGGGCAAGGTTGTTGTCGCTGACCGTATCGCGAATGAATGCCGGAATGTTGTTGTTCCATCCGTACGGAACAATCCTGTAGTTGCCGACTGTTTGCGGCATGACTTCCCAGTCCCGCCTTTCGCCGAATACGAAACTGCGCCCGGCGACTCCTTGCAGCGAGCCGTCTATAGCATTCGACAGGATATACACCCTTCCGTCATCCAGGTGGGCGGCATACGTGTGCTCGGATATTTTTTTGATATTCTTTTTCATATCATGCTTACGTTTTCTCCGTTGAAGGTCATCAGCAGCGGCTGATAAAAACGCCTGTTCTCCATCGTGTCCAGGTTGATATATCTTTCTATTATCTCCGCATCCTCGTATTTATCTATCCTCTCGCGCGTGGTCAGGCGCCCATGAAGCACTTCCACGATACCCTCGCTGCATCCTTTTGTGCGGTCGCAGCTCATGAACGAGAAGCTGAAGCTCTTGCCTTCCTTTGACAAGCGCCGCATCTCGCTTATGGCATCCCAAATGTTCATTTCGGTACAAAAGTATCTATTTTTCCTCCGTTGGAAAGGACTCCCGGCACGCTTTCGGGCTTCGGGCGGTCCACTTCTGGTGAGGGGAGGGCGTTTTCAGTCTCCAGGGCGATTGACCGGGACCGGAAGGGCGATTCTGGCGGCGTCTTTGGCGCGGTTTTTCGGCAAGACGTTGAACTGCAAGCCATTGACCGGGGCCCGGCTCCAGGTGCGTTTTTTTCGGTCGTTCGTGAGGCCGGCCCGCCCAAAACTTCACGTGCGATTGCAAATCGCCCGAAAAGGTGATTTATGGCGGCGCGTCACTTGCTCCCGGAGATGTCAATGTTGCCCGGGACAACGGCAGAACCGCCTTTTACGATTTTTCGCCAGTCCTTGGTCATGAGCAGGTATTTGAGCGAATCGGAGGGGTTCGTAGACTCGTTCGGAAGCCTCGAAAGTTCCAGTTTTTCGGTCGATTTGTCCTTGTATACCACTCCGCTTTTCATGATGAGCCTCGCGCGTTCCAGGGAATTTTTCAGTTCCTTGGCCGCGCGCATGTCAATGCGCAATAGCGGGAGGCGCGGATTCTCTTCGCTCATGAAAATTTGCATGAAGTGATATTCTTCGTTCTGATAAAGGTTCCCTTGGTTCCGGCTCATGAGGTGGACCGTCCACCCCGTCGGCCGTCCGTCCTCATCCCGTTCGATAGCATTCTTCAGCTCGCTCGCGGAATCTTTCTTGACGGATTTGTTGGCATTGCCCGCGCGGTCGTAATACATGTTGACCACCCGGCTCTTCATCGGTGCAAAGTATTCCCTGAACTTCTGGCCCAGCTCTTTCAGGTATGCCGGTGAAAGGGTGTACATAAATTTGATGACGCGGATGACATCCCTGGATGAGCCCGGGTCTTTTTGGATCTGGGCGATGGTCATGGAATTCATTCTTCCACCAAAATCAACGCCGATTCTCAGAGGCAGCGCCAGGTTACAGTGCTTGAGGACGGCGCACGTCTCATGCTCCATTAGTCCGACTTTGTCGTATTCCGCTTCATTGATGCTGTCTTCGTAGAAGTGGTATTCCGCAAGGCGCGGGTAGAACCTGTCGCCGCTGCTAAGTGTCGAGCGCATTGACAGGATGGCGGTCTTTGTGTCCGGAAGGTCAGCAGCAAACGCATCGGCGAACCAATCTGCACCCAGAATATCAGCGTTGACATAACTGGACGCGCGCATGTATAGCGTATTGGCCTCCGGTTGGAGACGTGTTATCAGCCAGTTCTTGCGCCACCTGGAGGCGGTCTTCAGTTTGCTTTCGTAGTTTTTCAGGTCTTCTGACTTGCGGGATTTCAGCCAGATGTCTTTGGCGGCCACGGCTTCACGCATGGCTTCGTTGTAAACAAGCCCAGCTTTGATGACCATCAGGACGGCCTCCTTGTTCATGTTCCTGGCCTGATGGCGCATCCAATCGTATTCACCCACATGGGACGGATCGGCCACGTCGGACGTAAAGAACTGGCCCCGGTAGTACGGGCTGTTTTTGAATTGCGGGTATCCGCGTACGGCCTTCAGAAGGTTTGCAATCTGGACGGGTTTCAGGTACTTTGCCTCGTCGCCTATGACAAAGACGTAAGACCGCCCGGCAAGCGTGGACGGGCGGTCCAGGGAGCCGAACGTAACATTCAGCCCTGTAAAGAAGACGATGGTCCTCTTGTATGAGACAATATGATTGACCGGGTTCCAGAAATGAGGTCGCAGCCAATCCGGAAGGGATGCTTTCTCTTTGTCGGTAAATTCCGGAACGGCTTTTTCCACGACGTAATGAACACCCTCTTTATATCCTTTCCGCTCAAGGCCTTCAAACACGGAAGGCAGGATGTTGGCCGACAGATTGGAGAAAGTGTCGGCAATCCATGCAATGGGAGCGCCGGGCAGCTCGTAGATGAGTTCTGTCAGGACCGTACAAAGAATCTCTGTTGTTTTTGCGGAACCACGTCCAAGCTCCAGGTATGTCTTGCGGGCTCCCACCAGGGAAACCACCTGGGCGAATTTATTCTGGAAAAGAACGTCTGCGGCCAGCGTCTTATCCTCGTTAATCTTCCTCCGTGTCGGCATGGTCCAGTGCTTTTATGATGTCAAAATCTTTGATGCCGGCCTCTCTTTCGAGCCGGTCGGTTTCCGCGTCCGGAAGGCTGAGCCCCTTGATTTGCGAAGCCAGCGCATCCCTGTTCACGGCCGGAAGGCCAATGGCCTCCGGCGTCAGCGAGGAAACAATGAACTTACGCGGGTAGAGCTCCGGCTTTATCTCTTCGGGCTCCGGCTGATCCAGCTGTAGAAGTTTGGCTTTTTTGTCAAGAATTCCTGCGGCAATGGCAAAATCCTGGGGTGTTTTGGCGGTTTCCAGAATGGCATGGTAAAGCGTATCATAACTTTCCGCGATATGATATCGCATCGCCTGCTTGGTGTTGCGCCTGCCGGCATTGAAGAGCTCGACGGCCTCGGTCAGCATGTCTTTGGCCCGGTCGTAGCTCAGATTGAAAGGCTCCTTTGAAAGAAGCCTTATTGTCTTTCTGTCTCCAAATCGGACCTGGAAAGAGTAAATAAGTTGAAGGGCCCGGATGTAAAGCTGCTCATCGTCTCCCAGCTTATCGGTATCCCCGCGTTCCAGGAACTGCTGCACATGCTCAAATAGGATGGCGTCTTCTGAACCTCCGAAAAGGTCCAGCTTGGTAAGTTTGAAGGTTCTTTCCCGGACCAGGTCCGAAAACGCCTTTGCGGATGTCTGGTTTCCACTCTTGGCGTCATTCAGCAACTTGGATTCAACGGTGAACGCCGCTTCCAGCTCCCCTTTGAGAATGGCCTTGCGGACGGGGCTTGCGGGGTTTCTCATTTCGGCTTCCAGGTCCGCCCGGCTCCAGCCGAAAAACGTAGCAATCTGTTCACTGCTCCATCGGAGTTCCCCCAGCTTTGACAGCTCGGTCAACTCTGTATCTGATGGGATGATCTTCTGTAATGCAGGATTTGTAGAACTCATAGACTTCTGGATTGTTGCAAATGGTATATTGTTCATTTCCGCTGTTTTCGGCAAAATTTCCGGAACCGGTGATGACGAACCGATTTTTACCGATGGCTGCGAGGGTTATCTTGGAATGGTTGAAGCCGAGCCCGATTTTCATTTTGCCCGGGCGGGCCGAAACCTCCGCCAAAAGCGCGTTGTATTTCGCCGGGCTCATTCGGGGAACATAGTCGGACAGATAAAGATAGATGTTGCCGATTTTCCCTGAGTCCAGCCTTTTTAGCATTGTGTTGACGCAAATGTTGGAGATGCTGTAAGTGGAAACCGGCAATTCATCGATGGACCCTACCTGTTCAATGAGCCAGATTATTAGACTCATGGTGTTGAACTGGGCGGTTGTCCAGACAAAGATGACTTCACCAGGCGCCGGTGGCTTGGAAATATGTTTTTTGA